GCAGTGCCAAAAGAAGCAGCAACGGGAATCTGCCGAAAAGCACCTGCATAGGGCTTGCCATCAATTGAATTGATAGGCTTTAGACCGTAGGGTGCTGAGACAGTGGGGTAAGCCATGTTTTAAGCTCCAAAAAAAATTATAGACCTTTGCCAAAACTTACCTTAGAGCTACGTTCTTTGAACATAGGCATCCGAGGATCGTTCTCGCGCATAAAAGTGTTATCTACTGAGGCCATCTGTGCATCCGCTTGTTTAGCAAAATACGCATCACGATCCTGAGTAAATTCAACTGGGGTCTTACAAAGCAACAGTCCACCAATCTCAATACTATCTGGGAAGCGGTTAGCTTGACCACTCATCAAGACAATTTCGGGATGTTCTGAAGCTTTGACTGGTTCCCAGCCTTCACGAAGTTTCGAGGAAATGTTCATGGCATCAGCGTTGCCAAGCGTAGACAAACGAATCCAACGGAACGCATACCCTTCCTCTGGATGAGGATCAGGTAGAAGTTGGGGAGGCATCCATTTTTTTGGACGCTCTGCTGCTACACGGCTTTCGGTTTCGCGCTTATCACGCTTTTGAATTGCTTCTGTCATTTTTAAGTCCTCATTTGTTCCGCAACCTTACGCGCATAGAGTTCCAACGGAACACCTAGACGTTTGGCGATATTTACTTGGGTTTGAGTTAACACTACCTTTTTAGGGGAAGAGCTTCTCGTTGCTGGCGCAACCACATTCGATTTAGTTCGCCGTTCCTCCTTTTCAGGTTTACCGGCGGATCCCTCAGAATCGAAGGCTTCTGGGAACACTTGGCGCATACGACTATCTACTTTGTCGTAGTATTCATCTGAACTCGGATCTACTCCATTTTTAACCAGCTTGTTGTGGAGTCCAAGCGCAAAACTGGTCATTTCATCGTCCGGGCCAAACCATTGGTTCTTCTCTCGCCACTTCTCCGCTTTCGGATCAGAGGTTTGATTTGACACTTTGGGTATTGTTACAGGAGTTTCATCTTCTTGTAAAGGGGCTGGCTTGAAATTATTTACACGATCAAGTTTCATCTTGGTCGAAGTCATATTTTCTTGCGCTTCCACCAAAGCCTCAGAGTCTCCCGACTCATACGCCTCCTTGTACTTGCGCCGAGCATCTTCCATCTCCGAAGCAACAGCCTTTTTAGCTTGCTCCAACAGGGCATTTTGACCCTGATTTAGCGAACCTTTGAGCTTTTTGTTCTCTTCTACAATGGTTTGAGCGACCCTAATAGCCTCTTCTCGCTCCTTATAAGCCTGCTCTGTACGGCGTTTTTCCTCGTGGTAACCCTTCTGAAGGTGCTGAATTCGCCGTCTTACCTTCTCTCCGTACTGAGAAAGCTCCTCCTCATCCATATCTTTAGGAGGTTCTTCCATCTTTTTGGTAGATTTAGGCGTGTCATCGACAATTTCTACCTCTGTTTCTCCGTCACCTTCAATTTCTATCTTGATTTCGGAGTCGTCATCGCCCTTTTTAGAGGCTTTTCCCTGTTCATCTGGAAATTTGTACTCTGTTCTGTCCATATCTGCCCCTTAAACTCGTGTAACGCCGCGAGGATCTTGCACAACGGCCTCTACAGAGTCATCATTGATGATTCTGAACTCTTTTCCGTGGATTTTGATGCGGGTTCCAGTGTTGGGACGTACCAACACAAAGTCTCCCACCTTGCACGATGGCCCAGATGGGAATCTCTTCTCATCTTTAAAGGCATCTGGCCCCATTTTCACCACAAAAAGCACTGGTGACAGTAACTCTTCATAGTGCATGGTCTGCCCAGCCTTCATCAAACCACTTTCATACTCCTCATCAATGTCTGGTAGGACACACAACAAGTGATATGTTGATGGATCTGGTACTTGCTTGGCCTTTTCCTCTGCCGAGGTGTTCAAAATACCAGACAAATCTACCGCCTGAACGTCAAATTCAGTCATCTTCATTTTCCTTTAGTTTCCGCACAAGGTCATTGATTTCCATCTGTGCAGTTCGCAGACCCCGGATTGCTCCGCACAGCTCCTTGTACCCAGCGTAGTCTTTAGCTACACCATCACTCAGAGATTCAATGTGTTGTCTGATCTGATCGTTAATCTTCCCATTCAACACCTCAAATATTTTTGTTTCCATTACTGGCCTCCGTTATTACGCGACATATCGTCCATTTGGCTCTTAACCATATCCGCCTCAATCCTTGCCTTTGTTTGCAATTCTTGAGATTGCAGACGCTTTGACTCTTTCTCAATCTCCGCTTCAATTCGCAGCTTCTCCAACTGCAATTTCTGCATAGAAATTTGCGCATCGGTCTGATCTTTTTGGGTCTTGCGCTGCACATCCGCCTGCTTAATCTGCAACTCTGCCTGCTGCATCTGAATAAGCGGATCTTGAGCTTGTTGTTCAGCTTGTTTTTGTTGCGCTTCAGCCGTGTTCTTTTGCATCAACTGCTTAGAACCTTGAGAAACCAACCTAGACAATTGAACTTCAACATCCTCTGGCAACTCAGCATCAGGATTAGGTAATGGAACACCAACTTGTTCTTCCACATCCTTGCGATACTTGAAGGCCAAGTGTTCTGCAATGTGCGCCATGATCGCTGCCTGCATCTGCTGCGCCATAGGATTTTGTCCAATAGTCGCCGCAATCATTGGATCTTGCATGAACGATTGGTGAGCTGCAATGTGCGCATCTTGGTCTTGATAGATGAACGCCTTTGTTGGCTCTCCTGTCAAGAAAGCCATGTTCTCGCTAATAGGATCTCTTGGCTTTTGATCGTCTTTTGTCGGAACCAATTTATCTGCATTCTTAACACCCAACACCTCAATCATCTGACGATGCAGCTGGGGTAAGTTATAGATCTGTGGTGCTTGTTGCGCCAACTGGATAACAGCTTGATACTGCATAATCCGCTGCGCCATAGTTGCAGCATTAGGATCTGACACTGGAATTACTTCCACCATGTCATAGTCTTCTTGCTTGGCCTTACGATCTCCACCTTCAGGATCGTACTCATACTCTGTAGGCGTATAGTCACGAATGATGTTCTTCAGGATCTTAAATTCCTGCTTCATCGAAAAGTGAACCCGCGCCTGCACAGCAGACATCGTTTTTAACTGCCTCTCAAGAATAGCCAGTGTAGTTCCGACCGGCGCATTAGCACTCATATCACTGACCTTCATGTCAGCAATAGATCCCAGTCGTCTACCCTCTTCAGTTATCTTCTCAAGCAATAAAGCCAATACCTGACTTGGCTCCTTATAAGGCAAGGCCATGATGTTGTCTTTAATCGACCCACTCGGTACGTCAACATCTCTAAATTCTCCGGGCGAGATAGGAGTGTCGTCACCCTTAACCCTAAGTCCCCTAGCCTTCAATCCTCCGGGCAAGTTACTCAAAGTACCCGCATCAATCAACTGACGAATTAAAGATGTGCCAGCCCTTGCATATCCGCCAATCAAATGGATATATCCAAAACCATAAGCACCAAATCCCGGCACATAATCATACTGAACCATGTGCTGTCTCTTCAGCCGAATAACATCATCTTCTTCGTAGTTACGATAGATAGATAAAACCTTACCCGTTCCCACATCAATAGAAACAATATAAGGTAAAGCTATCTCATCATCATCTTCATAGCCGGGCATCTCATAATCTATCTGCACCTCATAGATCTGATACCGGTCATCATCAGTCAAAGAGTAGCCCTGCTCTTCGGCTTTCTTTTTCTCTACGTCCGTATGAATAGCTACCGGCTCACCCAGATCTACATCTCTGTAAAATTTAGCCGCCTGCAATTTCCTGACATCGTTTTTAGTCTTGCGCATCACATGAGTAACACGCTCTGCCGTCCTAGCCCCGCTAGATCCGTAAGGAATAATCACATCCTCGGCAGGTATATATATAGAGGTCTGTCGCCCCAAAGCGGGATCATAGTAAACCTTCTTAAAAGCCGACCCAGAAAGCCCTAAGTTAAACAGCATACGCTCATGCTCAGGCCTGTACTCAGGCATGGCCTCAGTCAACTGATAATTCATATCAGCCCGAACCCTCTCAGCCGCTTCTTCTTTCATTTTATTAACAGCGCCAATAATTTCAGTCTTTACCGGCCCCGCTGCTGGAAACGTTTCCACAATCATCTCGGACTGGAACC